GGGCACAGTTTTTATATGATCATCCTGTAGCAACTGCAGAAGCCGTTGGTGCAACTACCTCTGCAGCACCATTGATTGCAGCTGGTGCGTTTTTAACTTCGTTTGCAGATGGTGGAAAACCGCGTTCAGATTATGCCGCCCCAGTGGAGCCAACTCGAGGTAATTATGACGAAACCGGCGGAGTAGCTGCATCTTCTAATGATTACAATCCAAGTGTTGAATCTGCAAGAGCTGCTGCTCAATATAGACATGATTTAGAAGAGCAAAAACAACGTCATAAAATAGAGTTAATGAGAATGAGAGGTGAATCTCGTACCCCAGGTGTTCAAGGTTCTTCTGCGCCTAGCGGTGGAGGTGCTGATGTTGGAGCACAGCTAAGTAGTATTTATGGCAATCGCAATACCAATTACTTTTAGGATGGAGAAAGTATAATGATTAAAGAATTTAAGCTTAGTTAAATATGGCAAATCCTACAGCATATGAGCTGATGATGGCTAATTCAGCGAAAGAAGAGGAACCTACAGAAAAAACGCCATCTTTTGCTGACGATTTTGGTAAAAGCTTTCTTGATATTTATAAGCACACCAACAAACCTTGGCTTGAAGGAGGAAGTAGTTCTTCGAACTCGAAGGCTAGTCCTTTCCAAGTAAGTGATATGGGTGGATCGACAATTACACCTATCGGTGAGTCTGGTAAACATCAACTGCATCAGTTCATTGGATCTAAACCAATTATTCAGGTCGCAGGCGCTCCTGGCGCTCCTGGTATAGGTGGTCAATTAACTAGTGCTGCTGCTGGTGCTGGTGCTGCTGCTGCAGTAAAATGGGCTGCACCTAAACTACTTGCTATGTTAGGCTGTGATGAAAGACTTAAAGTTGATATGGCTCCACTAGAGAGTACTGAAGTTAATGACGCATTAGCTGAAGTTGCATTCTTTGTGAAGGGGCTCCGTGAGTGCGCTTGAGAAGTTAAAACAATTAGAGCCAATTCAATTTCGGTATAAGGAAGAGATAGATCCTCATCAATCATTAAGAGCAGGTTTTTCTGCACAACAGGTACAAAAGATTATCCCTGAAGCAGTGCATGAAGTTGATGGAGTTTTAATGCTTGATCTAAATGTTTTACGGAATTATTTATCTTTAGCTAAAGAAGAGATCTTAACTAAGAGTTAGGGCAACTAAAATAATTAAATATACATATTTAGAATTTAGTTAGATGAGTGTACTTAGGCTTGCACAAGTAGGGACTTTAAAAGCGCTCCCTTGGTTACAGAAAGGAGCACGACTTCTAGCTGATCAAAGAGTCCGAGGAGGACTTGGCTTCGGTTTAGGAGCAATGACATCTGATGGTGGGTTGGGAAATAGATTAAAAGGAGGTCTCTTTGGTGGTCTTGTAGGTGCAACACCTCTTCCAGGACAAAACTGGGCGATGGCTAAATCAGGAGCTGCTTTAACAGGTCTTGGTATGACTCCTCATCTAGCTCAGAATGTAGCTCAAATTGGAGTACCTTTAGCTGGTATAGGTTTATTATCCCGACAGGGAGGAGGAGATGTTACACCATCTGTTGCTTCTGGTGCTGGTAATGTCATAGGAGGAGGAGGTGGAATTGCAGCTGGTAGGTTGACTGGGTCACCAAATATTAATTCAGGAGACGTTTTAGGGAGTGGTAATCTACCTCCAGGAACAACTGCCAGAATGATTGGACCACAAGGAGGAGTTTGGTATCAGTTAGATCCACAAGGACTTCCAGCTGGTGACAGACTTGGACGTCAACTAGGTGCTATTACTGACGCTAACGTTTTAAATACATTAGGAAATGCCTTATACGGTCAAACAGAGAGAGTTGCTAAATCTGAGCTTGCACGTCAAGCTGCTGCTGAACAGCTAAAAGCTAATATTGATATGGCTAAGCGGATGTCTCTAAATTCTCAGGAAGCTGGTTTAAGAGTCGGGATGGATGCAGGTAAGAGCATGGCTGACGCTATGTCTAACAGAAACAACTTTAGGTATTTGTAAATGGCTCGATTAGGCGGATTGCTAACTAATCTCCTCGACATGGGGTATGGGAGTAGTAATCAAACAACTACTCAGAATAGCAATGTACCTGTAGGGTATACGGTTAATCCTGATTACGATCCAAATAATCCTTATGGTTTAGAGGAAGGATATAGAATTGGTCCTCAAGGAACCATTATCAGGGAGACAGCTCCGAGGGGTTTACGTCGTCTTCTCACTGGTGGATTTGATAAAATAACTGGCAATTGGTTGGATTTAGATCAGAGAGGAGAAGGAAGAAATCGTTGGGGTGATTTACCAGCTGAAGGTACTCTTGGCGGTAAACCAGTCAAACAAACTCCTTATATTGTTGATCCAGATAATATTGGTAATGCAAATCTTAATTCTGGAAGTCCAGTCCCTAACATGTCTTTAGGGCAATATTATAAGAATGTATTAGTTCAGGATGCTTATACCAGTTTTCGTGATAGACATAATATGAATAGAGCATTAGGTGATGCTGCTGGTTATATAAAGGATGCTAATTATTATGGATATGAACTTGATAAAGCACAATTAGCTGATTATATTGCTTCGCCACTAGGTGCTTCTAGGTTGAGAACTGAAGCTGCACAACAAGCGGCTATACCACGTTTGGCAAAAGCAGCGATAATTGAAGCAAGAGCTAAATCACAAGAAGCTGCGAATGAGTTTGGTCAGGCAGGACTGAAGAGAACATATTTTACAACTTAGTTAGCTTAACCGTTGGTAGAATCTAGATAATGCTAACTAATAAATTTTAAAGATGGCTGACGACAAAAACGATCCAAATAAGGTTGCGGATAAAAAGTATACGATTGGCGGTAATGTATATACCGTTGATCAGGAGACAACTAACCAGTTAGTTCTAGACGAAGCAGCTGCAGCTCAAACACGGATCAACATGAAGTTGGCCGCAGAAGAAGATAAGGCATTAAAGACATATTTTACGACTGAAGAGAAGGGGATGGCGCAAACGCAGTCAGACCTTAAACGAGCAGAATATGGAACGATTGGTCAGCAGGATCGTCTAAAAGAAGGAGTCATTGGTTTAGAACGGCGAAAAGCGTTAGAAACTGAAGGAGCTGAAACACGAGAAACTGCAACACGAGTAGGAGAACAAACTCGTTTAACTGAAGCAGTTAAAGGGACAGAAGAACGAGCCACACAAAGAGAAGGACTTACAGAGAGTGGACGCCAACAGAGACAGACTCAAGCCGAACGTTACGTCGGAGAAAGAGGGTTAGAACAAACCCGCGGGGCTGAAGCCCGTTCACTACAAGCTGAACGCTATGCAGGAGAAAGGGGTCTCGTAGGGGAAGGAGGAAAACAACAACGTCAGACTCAAGCTGAGAAGTATGCTGGTGAGAGAAGTATTGTTGGAGAAGGTGGTAAACAACAAAGACAGACACAGGCTGAGAAGTATGCAGGTGAAAGAGGACTTCAGAAGGAAGGGGGTTCTCAGGCTCGACAAACTCAAGCAGAGAGGTATGCAGGTGAAAGAGGACTTGTAGGAGCTGGTGGTAGAGAGCAAAGACAAACACAGGCTGAAAAATATGCAGGTGAAAGAGGATTAGCCAGAGTTGGCGGACAGGAAGCTAGGAAACTAGAAAGAACTCGTGGAGGTGAGACTCGTCGTACAGACTTGCAAAGAGAATCATTCCGTAGATATAAAGAGAATAGGGATTATAGTCAAGCACGTTCTGCAACTAGAGTATGACCGAATGGCTTAAGGGCCTTACATCGAAAGATCGGGAAGCCTTTTTAGCCTTTTGTAAAAGAACTCGAAGCCCAATTCAAATGTACTTGTATGCCCGATTTCTAGGGTTTACAGGAAGCATTGTGAGTTGCGATAAATGGGCTCAGAGAAAATTCAAAAGGCGTAACTTCAATGAAGTTCTAGAAGTTGAGATTGATTCAATGCAGCAAGATATTGCTAATTTGAGAGATGGAATTCAGATGGGGATGGTTAAACAAGATATGGGTACCGCCAGGATTGCCATGCTTCAAAAAGAATTGAGAGGTACGATTAAACAATTAAGTGATGAGAAGGTATTACTTGATAAACAAGGTTTAATTCTTGCTGGTGCAGATAGAGCATTACGTGAAATGTTATCTATTTTCAGAGATGATCCTGTTGAAGGACCTTTATCAGAAGCCTCAATGGGTGTTTGGACGAAGATTTTACAAGAAGAATCTTAAAACTTATTACGCTATGCTACGCCCATGGCAGGTACAAGCATCTATAGCGTCTACAGACGCACTGCAAGAGCAGCTGCTAAACAGCAGGTAGTTAAAAAAACTTCATCGGTTGATATTGATCGTGCTCGTGAAGACTTTGCATATTTTTGTGATGTAGTTGGCAATAAACCACCAGCTGAGCATCACAGACAGTGGCACAAATATCTGTGCACAGGGGAGAGTAGTGGTTGCTTAATTAATATCGCCGGACCAAACATAGATATTCTTGCTCCAAGGGGTTCAGCTAAATCTACTGTTCTTGGTTTATTCACTGCATGGTCTATTGGTGTACATGCTTTAAGGAGAATGCCACTAAAGATTCTCTATATTTCATACACCGTAGATGTGGCGAGACCAAAGAGTGCTGCAATTAAAAGAATTATTGAAGAGAATAAAATATACAAAGAGATTTTCCCCACAGTAAAGATTGCTAAAGGGATTAATTCAAATGAATATTGGAGTATTGATTGGAAATTTGCAGGTATTCGATCAACAGGTGAAGAAGAATTTAGTGTTTGTTGTGCAGGTTTGAAGGGTGCGGTTACTTCGAAACGTTCACATCTATGTATTATTGATGACGCAATTAAAAGTGCAGATGATATAAAGAATAGGGACATCCGTCAGGCTATGGAGGATAACTGGAATGCTGTCATTGTTCCGACGATGTTTGAAGGCGGTAGAGCAGTTTGTCTCGGAACGCGCTTCCGACATGATGATATTCATAACAGCACTTTCACTCCTGCGAATGATTGGGTGCAGATTATTCAGTCTGCTATTACAGTGGATTCGAACGGAGACGAGATCTCTTATTGGCCGGATATGTGGTCCTTGGACTACCTTCGTGACCGCAGGAGACAAGCGCCGGTTGCTTTTAGTTTTCAGTATCAGAATCAGATTGTTCAAACTAGTGAATTATCTCTTTCACCTGATTTAATTGTTAAGGGTTCTATTGCTACTCAATTTGACGCAATGGGAGTAGGAGTTGATTTATCAGCTGGTGTGAGAGAACAGAATGACTTTACTGTTTTTGTTATGGGAGGACGTATCGGAAATAAGATTCATATCATTGATTGTAAAAGATTACGAATAATGGGGAACTTGGAGAAGTTAGAAAGTCTTATGGAAATGATGGAAGAATGGGGAGTTATTCATGGAGAAGGAAAGAATTATTTCGCTACTGGTAACTCAGTTCATATTTGGTCAGAAGCTGTTGCATATCAGGCTTCTTTAGAGGCTGACTTTAAACGAATCTGTCAGGGAGAACATGGTTTATACAATATGATCTGGCATGCAGTCAAAGGATTTCGCGGAGACAAAGTTGCTCGCTTTAGGGGAATTATGGGGCTCTTTGAGCAGCGTAGAATTATCTTTAATAAGTATCGAAAGTTCACTAATTTAACGGATGAAATAGTAAATTTTGGAGTTAGTTCTCATGATGACTGTGTTGATGCTTTGGTATGGCTATGTAATGGATTGATGTCTAAAGGAAAACTAGAGTTAGAGTATTGACGATTTAAACTGGAAAGACCACCTTCCAATGTCAAACAGCTATTACACCTTAGAAATTGAACAGGACGCATATGGTTCTGTAGTTATTCCTCTTCCCGACGAACTCTGCCACGATATGGCACTTCAGCCAAGTGAACGATTCGACGTCGAAGTTGACGATGACGTGATTACTCTAAAAAGGTTGCATGCTGGGTATAACATTGACAAATAGACAACTTGTTAAAAACTCATGAGCGATACTGCTGTTAAATCGGAACTTGATAACATCATCAAGTCGGTAGTAAATCGAGATGGTAGTGGATCAGCAGATACGATGCTGGTTAATGCTCATCTCTCCCAGATGAAAATGTTTGGGATACGCCAAGGTGTAGAGTTCTATCCTGATCAAGATAATTTTGGAACACAAAGATTTGATTTTCTTCAACAGGTTATAAAGTTCAATAAATTAGATGCAAGACTTGATTCAATTTGGGATAGATTTTTAGCCTATGGTAAAGGGCTTTTTTATATACGACCTACAAATAAGACTTACAGACTTTATTGGTTTGATAAGGACGCTTATAGAACTTATTACACGCCAGAAGGTGATTTAGAAGAGGTTGTTATCATATATCCCTATAAAGTTAAGTCTTCTAAGGGATTTAAGGGTGCTGGTTTAAATACAGATAAGCGTTATATGCGTTTACGTATTACTCCAGAGGAAATTGAAGAGTTTCATAGCGAACAAGAGATCACTTTTGACAATGAAAATTTAGATTATTCTACTTTTGACAGAAAAGTGCATGAGAACAGCATGGAGTTTATTCCATGTGTAGAGGTATTTAATAATCCAGATGCATTTGGTACAGATGGTGCCGGTGAATTTGAGTGGTTATCTAGCCAGATAGTTGCTCATGATGAGATGGTGAAGAACATTCGTGCAAACTTATCGTTCTTTGGTAATCCAACTCTTCTATCTTCTCGTCCAAAGCAAGATATTATTGAACAGAATTCAGATGATGCCGCTCAGAGACCTAGTATCTCGAGTCAATCTGGGTTCCAATCAAACTTTGATCTCTCCAGTTCTACTTTCAAACAAGATCCTACGACTAGACAGCAGCCAGGTTACATAGGAAAACCGGGTAGTGGTTACCGCGTACCTCGAGTTATTGCCAACCTGGAGCCAACAGATCGTGTAGGTTTCATTACTCCTAATGCTGTAGGAACTGATCAAGCTCGTTATGCAGAACAGCTACGAAGTGAGATACGTCTTGCTCTAGGTGGTATTGACGACTTAAGTATTACTAATGTAACTGCGACAGAGATTAAGTCAGCTTATGGACGTGTTAGTGCTACCGCTAAGAAAAAATGTCTTCAACTTTATACCTATGGAATTTGTAGGTGTTTTGAGTTAATGATTTTCCAAGAAGAGCAAATCTTCCGTAAGTCTCTTGCATATCATTCTGGTATTAAGTATCCAGTTCCTCCGGAAGACCCTGATGATGAGGTTTTATATGAGAAGTATATAAAACAAAAAGATAGATATGAAAGCAAGTTACAGAAAGCTATTGATCAAGCAGTCGAGACTAAAGAGATTCCAGATGGAGTTGTAGGTCTAGCCCCTGACGGGGATAGGAGCATAAGTTGGCGTTGGATGGGGCCTGTTTATGAGGATACTGCTCAAGATAAATTGAACCAATCTATCTTCACTAGAAACCTTCAAGAATTGGGTGTTGATAGTATAGAAGCACTGAAGTACTTATTTCCATCCAAAACTGATGACGAGATTGCAGGTATGCTTTCTGGTTATCCGTTTAGAATGGTAGGAGAAGTTCAGAGGGCGTACTCACAACTAATTGACTTAGTCAATCAAGAAATGAGAACACCACATCCACAGCAACCGAATTTACCGATGGCTGCGGATCCGAGACTTGATCTCACCCCTTTCCTATATCGAACACTAGAATCACTACAGAAGGAAGTTACTTATGCAGGACGCTACCGTAGCGCCGACCCAATCGGCACCCCAAGTATCCCAGACCCAGCCGACCAGCTACGTGGCTCCAGCAGCCCAGTCAGCAGCTCAGGCACCAGTGGTGGGAACATCTCCCCAATGGGTGGGGACCTCCCAGCCGATGGCGGCACCCGTCGCACAAGCGCCAGCCCAGACGGCAATACCTTACCAGAATTCAGTCCCTACAGCGTACAGCCCCCAGGTATCCCAGGCTCCCCAACAGCAGGAGAACCCATACAAGGAGGCATTCAACAGAGTAGTGGGCGCCCTGAGTTCACCAGTCCAATTCCCGTTCCAGGGTCAACAGTCTCCTCAGACCCAAGCAATCGACCCGGCCAGTTACGGTTCCCAACAAACGACCCAATTCGTCAGTCCGGTAGCTCCGACCTCTATGCCTGGGATCAACAACAACCAGGGATACTCGGTCAACTCTTCCCCAACCT